GGCTGGACGAGGTCAGGCAGTACCGGCGTATCGATGCCACCGAGGAGGATAACCTTCTCTTGACGCTGATCGCGGTCGCTCGGCATCGATGCGAATCGTTCACCGGACGCGCGCTGATTACCCAGACGTGGGACCTGGTACGCGGGATCTGGCCCAACCGCCCACGGTTCGGAGTGGATCCTTCGCAGCCTCAGCCGTACCCGAGCTGCATGCTGATTCCCAGATCTCCGCTGATCTCCGTCGCGAGTGTGAAATATTACGACGTGACAGGGGCCGAATTCGTGATGCCGGCCACCGACTATTACGTGGATACCGATTCGGAGCCGGGGCGCGTGGCGCTTCAGTACGCGAGAATCTGGCCCACGACGGTCCTGCGGCCTGCGAACGGCATCCGCGTGCGGTTCACCGCCGGGTATGGTGCCGACGCAACCAGCGTCCCCGCGCCGCTTGTGCAGGGCATCCAGTATGCCGTGGGCCACATGTATGAGCATCGGGAGGAAATCGGCGTGGCGCGTTCGGCCGCCGCGGCATTTGAGATCCCGCAAACGTGCGAGGCTCTCTGGTGGCCGTACCGGATCTTCACTGGGGATCATTTCTGATGGGCACTTATGCCTACGATATCCCCGGCTCGATGAAGGCGGGCGATCTACGCCACCGCATCCAACTCGAGCGGGATCGCCTGACCGAGGTGAATGGCGCGGAAGTCCGCATGCCGGAGATTTATGCCACCCGATGGGCCGAGGTGGTTAGCCTGGCTGGCGTGGAAGCACTCAAATCAGAGACCGTCGCGTCGCTGTCTAAATTCCAAGTCACGATGCGGTACGCGCCAGACGTGCTTCCGCAGCATCGGGTGATCTTCCAGGGCTTGCGGCTGGACATCGTGAGCATCAGCTCGGACGAAGCCCGACATTCGAAAACGATTGTCCAGTGCCAAACCTATGCCAGCTAATTTTTATCGGGCGGAGACTGATAGCTAATCGCGTTCGCCCGCTTCCATAGCGTCATTTTCCATTAGGGAAATTGTGAGGCGCAGGGATGTTATCTCTTCGATCATAGCCAAGGCCGTGCCGGCGTCCACCCCATCGGCAGTGGGGGAGAGGAATGGACCATTGAGCCGTACGAGCGACTCTTTGAGTTTTGTGAGCGACTCTTCGGTGAGTTCCATACCTCAAGTATAACCCCATGATCAACGACGACAAATTCACTGGACTCTTCATCGCCACGCCGGCCTACCTAGGCAACGTTCACGCGGCGTTTTGCAGTTCGCTACTCCAGACCGGGCAACACCTGACGATCGGGCGCATCCGGTGGCGGAACGAGTTCTTTACGGGAGCCAGCGCGGTGCAAATTGCGCGCGGCGTGCTGGTCGCGCAGTTCATGGCCAGCGGATATTCGCATCTGCTGTTTATCGATGCGGATTTGGCTTGGAAGCCAGACGCGCTACGCCGGCTGCTGGCGGCCAGCGAATACCATGACGTGTGCTGCGGCGTCTACCCGAAGAAAACAGAGCCTCTCGGGTTCCCCGTCAATGTGAAGCTCTCCGAAGACGGCCAGTTGATTGGGCACGAGAAATCCGGCTGCCTACAGTTGACCGACGCCTGTTCGGGGTTCATGATGATTCGGCGGTGCGCGCTGGAACAGATGATGGCAGCGTACCCGGGACGCAAGTGCTCATTCCGTGAGGAGTCGCAGACCACGGAGGCGGAAGGCCGATACGAGTTCAACCTGTTCGACTTCTTTATCGATGACGATGTGCGGCGGATGTATCTGTCCGAAGACTTCGGGTTCTCCCGGCTATACCAGCGGATCGGCGGCGCGATTTGGGCCGACCCGGAAATCCGGCTGGCGCATTACGGCGCGAAGCGATACGAAGGCGCGTTGCGCGACGTGATGGTGGAATCAGAGCCGATGGTTGCGGCGGTGTGACGGACGCGAAATGGTAAACGACGAAATCTACACCGCACTCTCCTCCCTGGATTGGGTGGATGGAATCTACGATACCAAGCTCCCCGATGGCTACGTGGTCACGGGCACGGTGCTGGTGTTTTCGTCCGTCTCCGAGACGCCGGATATAGCCATCGACGGCGATATCGTCCGCCAGGTGGCGCGTTGGCAAGTCAGCGTTCGATCCGCCGATATTACGGCGGCGCGGGCGGCCAAGCGCGCGGTAATCGCAGCGCTGCACGGCTACTCCGGGGTGTTCATTGCCCGTTGTGATTTTGAGAGCTCACCAGGTGAGATTTTCGAGGCAGACGTGCTGCCATTCCAGTACCACATTCCTATCGATTTCATGATTCAGGAAGCATAGCCCGACCGGGCAAAAAAGGAGAAACACCATGGCAGGACCGTATAAGTTTAGCCCGAGTGCGGGCAGTAAGCTGGCAATCCAGATTAATTCAAACTACGTGGTCATTGCGGGATGCGAGGGCATCCCTGAATTTGGCGCGGAGAAGGGCACCTACGAGGTGACCGCCATCAATGACGTTGCGAAGTCGTTCGGGGACGACCTTCCGGACTACGGAGAACTCTCACTCACTGGGTCCGCCGACACCACCGACCCTGGACAGGCGCATCTAATCGCGTCATCCTCATCTGCTGGTGTCGTCGATCTGTTCCAAGCGACATTCGCCAAACCGGCCAGTGGAACTTCGGGCGCTGTGGGCCTGTTCTCGGGCCTCGTCCTGAGCTACAAGCTCTCTGCGGCAAAGGGCAAGGCGCAAACGTTCACGAGCAAAGTGAAGCTGACGGGCGCCGTGAACTGGACGCCGGCCGTATAGCCAATAGCCCCGCCCGCCGCACGTGGGTGGGGCACCCAACCCTATGAGAATCCCCTCAGTAGAAATCCAGTTCGGCGGCAAAACCCGTCATCTGATATACGACTACAACGCGCTCGCAGAGTTGCAGGACGTCGCCGGCACGTATCAGAGCGACGTGCCACACCTAAAGGCGCTGCGCGCTGCGATCTGGGCTGGCCTACTGGCCGAGACGATGGAGCGGAAGGGACATCGGATGGTGTATACCTCCCGTACGCTCGATCTCGGGCAGGTTGGTGACATCATGCTGGACATGAGCGAAGCGGAGTTAGCGGCGCTTGTGGAGCTCTACAAAGAGGCGCGCGGCGTGGCGGAACCGGAACCCAAGGCGGACCCTACGCCGGCCAACTCGTAACCCTCACGCTGGAGGAGTTGGCGGCAATCGGGCGCATCCGCCTGGGCCTGGCGGAGGGGGAGTTCTGGCGGCTCACCCCGCGCCAATTCACCGCCTACATGGATGAATGGGGCGAGTGCGAGCGGCGTCGGTGGGCACCGGCCCGCTTTGTCGCCACGGCCTGCGCGCTGGCGGCCGGTCACTACGTGAACTACATGGAGGAGCCGGAGCCCGAGCTGGACCCCGCGGGGGCCGACCAGCGGGCGAGCAACTTAGAGGCGTGGCTGAAGGCGAGGGCGGCACCCCCGAAGCCGCTACTTCGTGAGCAGGTAAAAGATAGCGGTGGCGACGGCCACGATTGCCCCGACGATCTCGCGCCGCTTGGCGACCTTAACCTTCTGCTGTAACTGCTCAAGTTCGGTTGGCATAATTTACGCGTAGCACACGGACATCCCAATGGCAAGGCCCATCAACATCATGACAGCCGGGCTAAAGGAACTCCAGGGCCGGATGAAGCGCCTGGAGGTAGCCATCGAGCCGAAGGACCTGAACCCACTGCTTGTCTCCGCGCTCAACCTGATTCGGGATCGGGCGCTTGAGAATCTGCGCGCGTTCGGAGTAAAGGTACTCACCGGCAATCTGGAAAAGTCGCTAATCACACGCGCCAGCGCATCCACGACGGTAGCGTCCGCGTGGACGAAGGCGGGAAATAAAACCATGGCTCCGCACGCCCACCTGATCGAGTTTGGGCACCGCATTGTCGGGCACAAGCCTAGCGCTAAGAGTTTTGCAAAGGGGCACGTTGCTCAAGTAGACACGGGAAAAACGGTACCGGCGCGTCCGTTTTTCCGAAATGCCGTGGACGCGATGCGCTCAACTGTACGGCAAATGGTGAATGATGGCATCGCACAGCTCCTTTGGGATTCGGTGAAATAGATGGACCTCTACCAATTATTCGTCAGGATTTCCGGGGACAACTCATCCTTCAAATCAGCGATGAAGGACTCGCAGGCCGATCTGGCTACGTTTGAGACTACCACCGAGGCAAGCGCGAACAGAATCGCCGCCATCGGTACGAAGCTCATGGGTGCTATCGGGTTCGGTGCCCTCGGTGCCGGGGCTCTCGCTGCCGCCAAGAAATTCGAGGATGCCGGCGTGCAGATCCAGCGGAGCACTGGAGCGACCGGCGACAAGCTGGATTCGCTTGAGAAATCGTTTGCCGCGGTATACGCGCAAGTTCCCAAATCTGCTGAGCAGGTTACCGCCGCACTGACCGTCCTGTCGACACGTACAGATACTACAGGGAAATCGCTGGAGGCGCTCACCGTTGCGTCGCTGAAATTAGCCAATATCCACAAGGAGGACGCAGGAACGATCATCCCCGCCGTTACGCGAATGTTCGGAGCATGGTCGGTGGCGACGAGCAAACAGGCAGCGTCATTGGACTACCTGCGGGTGGTGTCCCAGCAGAGCGGCGCGACCGTGGGCACGCTGACGACGGAACTGGTATCGCAAGCTCCCGTACTGCAAAAGCTCGGTTATAGTTACGAACAGGCGGCGGCGCTTATTGGTCAGTTCGATAAATCCGGGGTGCTCGCCCAAGGCGGAATGACCGCATTCCGACGCGTTATCGCGTCGTTTGCCAAGGATAATGTTGACGCTGCTAGTGGGTGGGCCACGCTCACCAAGGGGATTCAGGACGGCACGGTATCGCTGGCGGATTTCCAAAAACTCGCTGGAGCACGCGGCGGTGCACTCCCGCTGTTCCAGGCGATCAAAGACCACAAAACGGATGTCGACGGGCTAGCCACTTCGTACGTAACCATGGCGGCGAAAGGCGTGGATTCCGTAAACACCATTGGCGAGAAATTTACCTTATTGCAGCACCAAGTCGAGGGTTTGGTGTCAGCACATCGTGATTTAATCATCGTCCTTGGGATGACCTATCCCGCATGGTCCGGGCTCGCTATTGCTGGAGGGTCTGCCATCGGCGCGCTCGTAACGCGCCTCATTGGCGCGGGCGGCGCGGCGGCGGCGATTGCAACGGTAAGCAATTCTACATACATGCTCGGCGGTACATTTACAGCCACCGGGGCAACAATGGCGACGGCCGGGGCAACAATGGCGACGGCCGGTGCGACGGCCGCTATCGCGTGGGCGTGGTTATGGGCGCCAGTCGCTGGAGTGGGCCTGCTGCTTGCGGGGCAACTTGGAATCCAGAAGGCAGCGCAGAGCAGTAATCCCAAGATTGTCGGCGCGGCGGTGGGGCTCAACGCCGGGCTGTCCGCGGCTGGGATTGGTAGCCCCTTCTCGATGGGGCAAGACTTGAGCGGCACACCGGTTGCGCGGGAGGCCATGGGGCCACCGCAGGCTCCGCCGGGGTCTGCGCCACCAGCGGCGGCCGCGGCACCAGGCATACCCACATACCTAAATTTTACGACAATGGCCCAGGCTATGGTCGTGGAAAAACAGAAGGAAGCGAACGCGGAATTTGGGAAAACGCTCCAATACGTGACCGATTGGTATTCGGGCATGGGCAAAGTTGCTACGGTGGCGTCGAAAATCCCGGCATATCTCACGGATTCCTTCGGCGCTCCGATGATCGCGGATTTGAAAAACCCACTTGAGGCCGATGCCGCCGCCTTTGATAAGTGCGACAAAATTATCAAGGAGACAGGCAAGGACATAGGGGCGATGGCGGTCGCCGGACTCGCCAATGATCCCTACGGAAGGCTGGCCGACTCCGCAAAGTATTTCGGCCTGACTTCGACTGGCGAGTACGCCCAGATTGCCAAGACGGCAATCGAGAAGTACGACCAGATGGAAAAATCCGGCAAGGCGACGTTCAACGACCTGGCGGCGGCGGCCTTGAAAACTGCGCAAGCTGAGATTGACGCAGATCACGCGGCGGGCAAGATGACCGATGCGCGGTACGCAGCCGATTCTAAGGCGATTTCGGCTGACCTCGCGCTATACACAGGGGCAGAAAAGAAAAAACAGACCCTCCAGGAGCAAATCGCTACCGAGACGACGAAACTCACGAATTCCATGTTTAATTCGATGGAGCGCGGGCTGGCATCCGATATCGTCCACTGGAAAGGGTTCGGCCAGACGGTAACCGACGTTTTTCAGAAGATGGGCGAAGACATCCTCACGATCATGTTGCACGCCTTCCTGAAGCCGGTGGAAAAGCTCTTTGCCGACGTGCTGAGCGGGATCGCGGAGAAGCTGCTCGCCGTATTCATCACCCAGAAGGTAGCCGCGGCGGCGGTTGATTCCGGCCAGGTAGCGAGCGAGGCGGCCGTCGGCGGCGCGGCTGCGGCGGCAAGCATCGCGGCCATCCCTATCGTCGGCCCCGCGATGGCGCTTGAGGCGGGCATGGGGATGTACGCCGCCATCCTGGGCACGTTCCTGCCGTTGGTTCTAGCCGGCGCGTCGGCCGCGGGCGGTTTTGGCGATATCCCAGCAAACATGCTCGTGCAGACGCATGCGAAGGAAATGATCCTCCCCGCCGATATCGCAACCCCGCTCCGCGCGCAACTCCGCAACGGCGGCATGGGCTCAGGCGGGTTTACGCTCAACATCGGCACCATGCAGGGCGTGGCAAAAGAGACAGTGAACCTGCTGGCGAATCAGATCATACGCGGGGCGCGGCTCAGCGGGGCAAGAATCTAACGGGGGATGACTTTTAGCGGATCAAAGTAAAATGTCGTTGCAACTCTATCTCGGAACCGTCGCCATCGATGCCGCCATGACGGCGGGTTCCCACGTGGTCACCACCGCATGCGCGGGCGCCGTAATCGGCCTGTACTGCGATGTGCTCGGCGCGGGGCCGGATGGGTCTACCCTGGTGGCCAGCATTACCGGAGTGGGCTCCGGTACGATCACCCTGGGATACGCCGCGTCCGTCGATGTCACATGGGCAACGGTCATCGTTTGGAAGCCCTACGCAGTGGGGCGGTACTCTCTCTCTGGTGAGGTTTCCAGCCTCACTAACCAGCCCTCGCTCGCATTCTCCGCTGACCGCGTACGGAACACGTCAATTCCGCAAGCGGGGCAACCCGTCCTTGTGCTGGACCTGGCGCTAGTGCCGGGGCTCCCGAGCGCAAACACGGATGGGGATGTCTTCGGCGGATACGTCAATGACCCAACGCAGACCCAGATCGCAGGTAATGCGAATGCGACCATCGATTGCAACTGCGCGTCCTGGGAAGCTCTTGCTGCGGCGCGGGGGACAGGCCAGCCGAATGATGTTCCAGGCCCGCCCGTTGACGGAAAGTTTAACGGGATGGCGGCCGGGGCGGTGTTCGCGCGCATTGCCCAGATTATGGGCAGCGATATTGGGCAGACTAGCGTGGTCACCGGCCCGACCATCGATACCATTACGTTCGATTATACGGACTGCGGATCTGCGTTCGACAGCATCTGCCAGGCCTCCAGCGACGGTGTCGATACGTATATCTGGCGGATGGACGCCCGCCGGAATCTGTACTTTGAGCTTCAGACGACTGTCGCCGCTCCGTGGAGCGTATCCGACGCCGATACGCTGGTGGGCTGCACCTACATGCAGTCACTCGACAAGTACGCCAATGTTGCCACCGTCACGCCGCTGAGCAGCACTGGGGACGTGATCGACAACACGCTGGTCCGCTCCTACAACAACAGCCCCGCTATCGATGCGATGGCCGCTATTTCGGGCGGCACGGGCTACCGTGAGGTGATTGTCCAGCAGACCGCGAACTCCTCGCTGGATGGGGCCACGTTGGCGGAGTCGATCGCCAAGAACTTCGGCGCCATACCGGATACAGTTCAGTACTCGACTTTTCGCGGTGGCCTGCGCGCCGGCCACCTCCAGCCCATCACAATATCCGATCTCGGGGTAAACGGCGATTTTCTCATCGATTCCGTTACGCTTTCGATGTCCGCCGGTAAGCCGTGCTGGCAGATCCACGCGGTCGATGGAGCTCTGATCGGTGACTGGCGGACGGCGCTCGCTAATCTGGCGAATGGGACAGGGTTCTCGTCGATCAGCGGCGGGGGCGGCGGTTCCAGCGAATTTTACACGGACGCTATCGTCGCGGGTCATATCAGCCCGGACCTGGCTAACGGATTCAAACAGCAGGTCTTCCTCGTCAGCGCCACAGCAATCGTGGTCGATAACCCGATCTTCACCGGAGGAACGATTGCCGCCAACCAGGATTTCACGCTGGCGGTATGGCAGGATGCCGCCGGGGGCCGCCCGGACCCGACGTTTGACACCGAGTATACTATCCCGTCCGGCACTGACATATCGACCGATCCGCTCACCATCAGCACTTATTATTTCCGCTATGACGGTACCAGTTGGGCGCTGATCGGATTTGTGCCCGGCGTCTCGGGAGTGGGGGGCGGCGGCACGTCCGTTGGGACTGTGACCGCCCTGACCGGGTGTGACGCCTCCACGCTGGCCTCTATCGATGCGGGTTATAGCCCGCGATGGCAGGACGCGCAGAACGGTGTCCACGCTGTAATAGACGCCTATGTCTCTGCCAGCGCGTACCCACAGACGGTTACTCTCTGGATTGATAAGCAATTGGGTGATGGCCCCCAGTGGCAGGGCTGGTGGAATATTGCCAGTGCGGCTCAACTGGTGCAGATCGGCTTGCCAGATACCGGCTCTACGGTCTATCCGCCCGGCGATACTGACGGCTCGTGGGTCCTGATTGCAGGCGCGGGCAGAATCGACGGCAACGTCCCCCCATCGATTACGGCATTCACCAGCGCTCCGTTCACCGTGCCATCCATCCCGGCTCCGGCCGCAACCGCAGCCACCGGGGCCTACATCGATAAGATCAACTACGGCAATAACGGTCAGGATGGCACGTTCTGGTTCAATCTCTACACCACGTTTCCGTACGACGATCCGTATTTCCACATGGGAAGGTGGACCGTGCAGAACGGGTCCCTGGTGGGCGGCGTGTTCACCCCGGGTACGGCGGCCGATGGGGCGCAACACGACGGTCTGGAAACGACCTTTGCCGACGATGTCGGGGAGCAAACGTTCCGGCAACCCGGGACGAATCTCGTCGTCTACCAGTTGCTCCCGGCCGTAGCGTGGAAAGTGCCGAGTTACAAACTGCCCTCCGGTGCGATCAACCCAAATTCCTGTTTCTGTTTTCGCAGCTACGTGGGGTCCCGGAGGCCTGACGGCGGGTCGGATACTACCCTGGTGCAGCAGAACGACTGGTCATCGGGCGTAGGCGACAGCACACCAGGCACGGCGGCCCAGCAATATGCCGTGCTCAACCTGACAACGGCACAGTTACAGGGCATGCAGATGGCCGATGCGTCACTCCCGGCCGACGCCCTCGACCCAAACACGCTAGGGGATGCATTAAATCAAGTCAATCATACCCTGGAAGTGACGGTTGGTCCCGCGCTGACCACCATTGGAAACGTGCTTAACTTGGTGGTCGGCGGGGCTCTGACGAAGATCAACAACCAACTGGAGGTGGTGGTAGGGCCCGCGCTCACCACGCTGAACGGCATACTGTCTCTCAAGCTCGGCAGCATCGTGGGCGTGCTAGGTGACATCCTGACGGTGCTCGACGGCAGCATCGGACCCCAGCAGATCAGTACGGTGAATGCGGTTCAGATCAACAACCTCAACCAGAGCTTTACCACATTTCTTGGGAATTCCACCGTCAACGCGACGCAGATAAATGGTCTTACGCAAGCCATCGACACGCTGATCGGATCTACCAACATTAACGCGACGCAGGTCAATAACCTGACGCAGACCATCACCACTCTCATCGGGTCAACAAGCATCAATGTGGGGCAGGTCACCAATTTAACCTCGACGATAAACACCCTGATCGGCAACTACTCCCTGACCGCCGCGAACATCACGAACTTTACCCAGACGGTCCAGACAATCATCGGGAGTTCCACATTCAATGTCGGCCAGATAACCAACTTCACCCAGAACGTGCAGACGGTACTCGGAAACTGGACCTTCAACATTGGGCAGATCAACAACTTCACCCAGAACGTGCAGACGGTAATCGGGAATACGACCATTCAGGTTGGTAAGGTAAATGGCATTTTCACCCTAAATATTAGCGGGTTCGTCGGCACCCTGGATGTGTCGCGCATTTCCAACCTGAACACCCTCAACATCTCCAACTTCTCCGGAACCCTGGACATGAGCCGGATCACCAACCTGGCGTACCTGAACATCGGCGCCTTTAACGGGACGCTGGTGATCGGGCAGATCGGGGACGGGCTCATCACCAGCGCGAAGATATCGAGCCTGCAACTTGCAAAACTTACCGGGTGGGCTGGAGCTCTAGTAGACGTGGGAGGTGCTGGGATGTCGTTCACATCCTCGGGTTACAGCACCATAATCCACGGCAATTCAATCAACACGGGAAGCCTCTCCTGCTACGCCGGTGACGTTTCCATATCCATTGCCGGAGCGTTCGTTCATTTGGGAAATCGCGGCTATACCGGGACGTTGCCATCCGGTGCGCGACCCGTTGTCAACGGTGGAATCATCACCGGGTACGTCTAATGCGTAAATCCTTCAAGCAACTCGGAGAACTTCACGTCAACGATTTGGTGCAACGGAATAGTGACAGTCACTCCTCCGTACCCCTCGACAAATTCGGCCAAAATGGATGTGACGTGATCGCCGGTTTCATCGCGGTAGAATATGCGGGCGCGCAAGGCGCTTACATGCGGATCAGAGCATGCGATGAAAATCGTTGTGTGCCAGACAAGCGGACCAGAAATAATCGGTACCCCCGGCAGGTTCGTTCCTGTGCCAGAAGAGAACGTGAAGGTCGCGATGTTGAAAGGACCCTTGGCCCCATCCCAAGAAGCGGCAGGGAGTACGGCGGCGAACAGCAGGGTGGCGGCGAGTGTCAGTTTCATTTGGTTTTCTCCTAGCGGTTAGCAAAATGTTAAAGCGAGTTGTCCATCAAAAGGTGCGTCATCAACTAATACAACCGTCGCATAAACGTGATCATCCTCGAGCCAAATCGGCAAGTAATCTGGGATTAGAGGATCAGCCAGTAAGCGGCGGAGCTCCCCAACTGTTAGCCCTTTCACGTTGGTTCGCGAGTTCATTTGGTTTTCTCCTTCGCCCATCGGGCGAGCTGTTTTTGCATAAAGGTTTCGAGCACGCGGCCAGCGACGGCCCCGCGTTCCAGGCAGGCGATGCGAAATGCTCGCCAAACATCGGAATCAACCGTCAGGTTGATGTGCGATTTGCTCATGGGTTAACTGTACGCTAGTACGTACGTATTTGTCAAGAGAATAAATCAATGGATAAAACCCCAACAAAACACGAACTTTCGGCCCCTGAGGCGAAGTACCTCCAGGGGATCGTGGATACGATCAACGCCTTCCAGCAACGTTTCGCCGGGGCGCGAGACATGATCCTCCAGCGCGATGGGCTCGCTCAGTCCGGCGAAGATACGAACCCGTGGGCGTTCGACGGCAAGGCCTTCACGAAAACCGGGAAGGAGGGAACGTAAAATGCCTGTAACAGTTACCTGGGATGACTGGGGAGCGACCGCCCCTACGCAGTTCACGATTCCTGACGACGTGTTGGTGTCGGCGGACCTTTACCGAAATACGGTGGTTGTCAACGGAACGCCGAAGTACGCGTCGGTTCGCGAGATGCTTCGGGGTGTGCTGGCCGAACAGATTTTGATTCCCGCGGTCGTGATGTTCCCGACGCCCAGCCTGGCAGTTTCAGCGGCGGCAGTGGCGGGCGCGGCGGCCGCAGTGGGAGAGGCAACGGCATCATATCAATCTGCGGTCCTGGGAATCGTTCCGGGGCTTATCGAAGGTTAAAGGAAAAGGACAAATAAATGGCATTAAATACTCAGCTTTCAGACGCGGCTGCAAATGCAGCCTGCAACGCGGTGACCGCTCTCGCTAACAGCGGCTCCATCAAACTCTACGCCACGGCCCAGCCCGCCAATGGCAACACGGCCACCAGCGGCCAAACCTTGTTAGCCACCCTCGCGCTATCGGCTACGGCGTTTGCCGGGGCCTCCGGGGGCGTGGCGGCAGCCAACACAATAACCAGCGCCACCGCCGTCGGCACTGCCACCGCGACCTGGTTTCGCGTCCTGAAGAACGATGGCACCACGGTGGTATTCGACGGCAGCGTGGGGACCAGCACGTCCAACCTGATTATGAACTCGACCGCAATCCAAAGTGGGTCAACTGTGGCAATCAGCGCCCTGTCGTTCTCCATCGTCGAAGCTGGCAGCTAAGCGTAACATTCCCGGCTCACTTTTGGTGAATCTCCATGTCCTGGAATAAAGGGTTCAACTTCCGCGGAACGTCCGGCTTCGTAGCGGACGGGCCCAACTGCACCTATGTGGTGGGAGACCAGTATCCCACCACGCGGAACGGTTGCACGTTCGGTTGGAGTGCCCCTGTTTTTGCCAGCGTAGACGCCAACGGATCTGTCGATGCGCGGCTGGCGGGGTATAACGATGTTCACGACGGCAAATATTTCCAGGTCGATCTGGCAGTGGCGGGCGACACTACCGTCGTCCTGGCGGCGGGAGACTCTTCTGGCGCATCATCCGGGGGTTACTTCGCAATTATCAAAGATGGCACGGTACAACTTCAGAACGCTTCCGGCTACGTAAACGCAAATGAATTTCTCGATGCTAACGGAGCAACGTGGGCCGTCACTGATTGGCCGACGCAGAACACGTCATATGACGGTACATTCGCAACACTCAGCTTACGGATTTCGTGCCTTGTCGGCGGTACCCTAAAACTCGCGCACCTCTTCATCGCGGGCCAAGAACCCCCCACTGGGGCGGGCACTTCCAGGAGCCACGGTTCGTCTACCGCAACTGGCGCGCTGGGGTTTAGCGGAGTTGATGCTGGCCGCACGTCTGCCGCATCTGCCGCGGCCGGAACGATCAGCTTTTCCGGCGTCGCGGTAGACGCAACGTCGTCGATATCTGAAGCATCCGGTGCCCTGATATTCTCCGGGGTCGGCACTTCCTCCGCTCCCTCGCTATCGTCGGGGATTAGCCTCGCGGTGGACTTCCTGGGCCTGGGATCGGCGACAGTATCAGCGGTCTCGGTTGGGTCCGCTGATCTCAGCTTTGCTGGCTCGGCGACAGCCAGCGCAGGCACGGGTGCTACCGGCGCGGGCGATCAATCCTTTGATGGCGCCGCCACTTGCTCTACACCCATCGCCACCGCCGGCACAGCGCTCTACGCCGATAATATCGGGGTCGGGTCCTCGGCCACCATCCCTGCGGCCAATGGATCTGGAGGTGAGACGTTCACCGCCGCTAGCGGGACGGCCGGTATCCCGTCTGCCTCTATCGGCGCCGGCGACCAGACCTTCGGGGGCGTCGGCACGTCATCTATCGCCGCGGCGGTACTTGGGGCGGGTGCTGCGGTATTCTTCGCAACCGGCACGGCGGGCGCGCATGCGTCCGCTCTTAGCACGAGCGGCATATTAGCGTTCGCGGGAAGCGGCGCGGCGGGCGCTAAGGGTTCTGCTCGCGGCAGTAGCCTGTTCATCCCTCCGATTTATTTATGGCCGCGCGCGCAGAAAAACAGCATGTCGCTTATTCCCTAATCCAACCGCGCGCCCAGCGAAACGGGCGAAAAAGGAAAATATGACTCAGCAATGGACGGTATTTGAACTACAGGCGCTCGGTGGGAGCGTCGAAACAATCGGCGTCGGGGACGTACTCAACATCGGGGACAGTTGGCAGTGCGTCGTCAAGGGCGGCCCTCCCAACACCCCCTTGTTACGCCTCCTCTCCCCAACCGTATACCCTCCGCAGTACGAGACGCTGGGCACCACGGATGCGAACGGCAACCTGACCTACACCCACACGGTAACGGCTGCGGAAGCGGGCACCCAATACGGGGGACAGTTTTACATGCTGTTCGAAAATCCAGCGGGATACCCGGCTGGTTACGATCCTCTGTCGCCCGTGGGATACCACAAGGCGCTCCTCGTGAATTTCTACTACTCCGTGCCGGGCACGCCGGTGGTAGCCGCTCCCGTCGCTCCCGTGGTGGCGGCTCCGGTAATTCCGGCTCCAGCGGCCACCACCTCGGCTGCCAAATACGCAGCCCTAGGCGTGAACACTGTGACACCCAGTGCTACGTCTATCCAGTATACTTCCGACTTCTCGGCGCTCACGTACCTCGATGCGTCAGGACAAACGGTGACCGTGCCTTACATTGATGGTCAGGCGTTCAGCAACGCCAACACGATCAGGCAGGCACAGATTGCAGCCGCGCAAGCCAACCAAGCCGCGGCCACCAACTATAACCAGACAGTGGACAACGAGCAGATCAGCGTGACCGCCGGGCGCCCGGTGCCGAACCTGCCGCCTAAGCCACAGATGACGGTGGTGAGCAACTCTGGCGCCGTGACGTACCAGGACTTTGATCCTCCGTTGCACGTCATTGTCCCGCTCGTGGTCACTGCGCCATCGTCCGGATCGATCAAGACGACGGTCAACCTGCCGCCCGATCCAGTGGTGCAGGCAGCCGCCGCGCAGACGGTCATAATGGCTAAGATCGATGCCATCATCGCCGCGCTTCAGGCGAAAGGGATCATGTAGGCCATGGCCGCTCTCGCAGCCGGACTCTCCATCGGATCGCTGGTGGTCTCGCAACTTGGGCCGCTGGTCATCCCCAAGATTATCAGCCTCTTCCAGCAAGCCCACCCCGCCCCCGCTGATGCGACTCCGGCAGTCAAGGCGGATCTCAATAGCCTGAAGGCTAGCGGGGCGCTTAAAATGCTGACGGTGTTAGCCGATCAACTCGCCACAGCCGGGAAGTTAGGGGTTTCCGCTACCGACCCGGCCGTCCAATCGGAACTCAAAGGGGCGATTGAGGCAACATACCAGACCATGAAGGCGGCGGGGATACTGGACGCGTCAACCCCAGACCCCCTCGCCGCGCTCACTCCAGGGGCCGCTACACCTCCGAATACCAGCGGTGGCCTACCAACCACTCCAGGAGCGCAACCGGCTACAGCGCCCACCGCTGCGCCGAAGCAGGCTGCTTTAACCACCACGCTCGCCAGCGGCGGCCGCGTGACAATCACGGTGACGTGATGCCCGCGGATCAACAGGTACTAAACAGTGTGCCAGGGGCGATGCCGACCCATCGCCTCCTGGACCTGTTGAACCTCCTGGAGGAGTACAAGGCGACCCACCGAGGCGCACTGCACGAGTACGCCACGTTCCTGATTCGCCATGTCCGCGAGGAAGCAATGGATAAAGAGTTGGCCGCCTGGAAAAGGAGTATAAAATGAGCATCACATCGGGACCAATCAACGAAGGCGAGCAGGCGGCCGAGAAGTTCACGGATCACGCCATTGACCGCGCGGAAAAAGACGCGCCGGTAACTCTTGCGGCCACGGTGCGCGCGGTGTTGGATGCGCTGGCCGAGTACGAATTCGTGCTCGGGTTGAGGAAACGACAATGACCCGAAGCTGGAAATCCACTCTCATGGGCGCGATTACGGCGTTTTTCGCGTTCGTCCTGTTCTCGCCTGAGACATTCCCGGCATTTCCCTGGCTGATCGCGCTTGCCAAATTCGCGGTAGTGGGCGGTTTGGCTGGGATGGGAATCGTCGGCAAAGATTTCAACGTCACCGGGAAACAATGAATTTGAATTATCTGATAGGTCCGGCCTGCCTGCTGCTCGGCTTTCTCATCGCCCTGTATGTCAAGGACTCGGCCCGCAGCATCGCCAAGATCGAGTTTCACGAGCAGATCGGCGCAGCGTTCGCAGTTTTCAAGGTCGATTTGCTCGCTGCGATGGAGGGGAAGTACCAGACCATACCTATGTGTCAGGTGCTGATGACGGCGTCCGCTCAGCGTGCGGACGCGCACGAAAAGCAGGAGTCTAAGGACCATATACGGCTTGACCAACAGGACAGACACATGGAATACATCGACAAGCGTGAGGGCCGCAACGATGAACGCGAAGATGCGCGCGAAGCTAAACGCGAAGCGAGAGACGACAAGCGCGAAGCGAGAGACGACGAACGCAGGAGAGGCGCCTAACATGCTTATCTCAATCATCCTGATATCACTCGCGCTCATCGCCATCTTTTCCGCCGCGGCGATCAGTATGACGAGTATCTTAGCACTCAAGAATCAATTGATTGGTCTGCGCGTAGGCCAGGACAGGATGCAGTCCACTATGGATGTCGTAATGACTCTTGTCCACGCAAACCACACCGCTAGCGCAGTAAACGACGCGCAACATAACGAACTGTCCCGCAGGCTAGCCGATCAAGCCTCCAAGATTAGTGAGCATGACGAACAGATCAGCAGGCTACGCACGACCGGGCACTTGCACGGGAACAAGCTGAGGGAGATCGACCCTGCCTGGAAGGGATACCCGGAGCGGCCTTGAGCGGGCGGCATGAACCAGGAGCCAAATAAATGAAAATTCTATTCCGATTATCCGCACTCGCGGCGCTGTGTATTTGCGCCTCTGCCGCCACGCACATCCAGAGCAACGAGTACTATGCCGATGGCGTGACTCCGTTTGCCGGCAAGCTGTACGTCATGGGTCCGAGCGGGAGCACTACGACCGCATCCACCGTTCTGCCATCTGTGACTATCGGCGCAGTAGGGCTTGTGGACGTGTCGCTCATCGGCTGCGCTGGGTGTACGTACCGCGTCACTTTTCAACTGGTGAATGCGCGCGGAACTGTCACCCAGACATGGCAGGAAACGTGGGTAGTGCCCGACACATCGGCCACGCTGACGCGTGCGACGGTGGTTGATGGTGCAAATTCTCCATCCGGCATCATCAATCCTCAACGCATGGGGTCCGTTGGTCTCACGGCGGGCCAAATATGGGTGTGGGATGGCGCGAAATGGATCGCCGCGGCGAATGCGGCCGGCGGGGGCGGGGGCGGGGGCGGCGGGACCTGGGGCACTATTACCGGCACAATCGCCAACCAGATCGACTTGGCGAATTCCCTGGCAGGGAAAGCCTCGCTGGCCCACGTTCACATCATCGCGGATATCACCGGGCTCCAGAGCGCGCTGAACGCCAAAGAGGCCACGGCCAATAAGGGGCAGGTGTCCGGCTACGCCTCGCTCGATGCGACGGGCAAAGTTCCCTCCGCGCAGCTCCCCTCATCGTCCGGGATGACCTCGCTTTCACAAGACACGGCTCCACAGTTGGGCGGCGCGCTCGATATGAATGGCTGGGCAATCCAGGCGGTAACGCCCGTGGAGATGGCGCGGGTGCACGGCGTAACCAGTGGAGTGCAGTCGCAGATCGACGGCAAGTCGGCAGTTGGCCACCTGCACACCGGAGTCTACGAGCCGGTGGACGTGACCATCCTTCGCCAGGCCAACCTCGCGGGCAGCGGTTCTGCGGTGACCCCAGCGCACAGTGACCATACGCACTCCGGGTATCAGGCTACCATCACCGGGGCGCCGGGAACGTGGCCGACCTCATTTCCGCCGGTCAACTCGGGCAACTGGGCGGGGATGTGGCAGACGTACGCGCCGAGTTATTTTCAGCCCGCGTTGACGGCGTATTCGGCCATCTCGGGGCTATCCGGCTATCCATCAACCTTCCCGCCTCCCAGCCCAGGAGCATCCACCAAAGGCGGGGTGCAGTCACACGATTGCACGGGCACGGGGCATCTCCTGAGCATCAACACCGATGGGACGACCACGTGTTCGGCCGACCACGACTACGGGGCCGGGATCGTTACTATGGTGACCGGGGCTGGTGCTCCATCCGCCGCCTGCGTTGCTCCGTCCCTCAGTAATCTCCAGACCTACACCGATACCACCAACCAAGACCTATGGGCCTGCGTGGCGACGAACACCTGGAAGAAGCTCCTCAGCACCACCAATTCGGGTGCGACGTGGGAGTTCTTCGCCCAGGGGACATGTCCTGCTGCTGCTGACGTGACTACCGCCGGATACGACTACGCGCTTTGTATGCAGTATGGGGCGCTCAATCAAAGAGCAAGCACGGCTTTAGGCGGGGCGCTTACAGCGATTGGAAGTGGGGGTGGTGGAGCGGCATCGTGGACAACCCTCACTGATCTCCAGTGGACGACATTGACGAACTAAAGGAACCTCTATGAAACGACTTTTACTTTGTTTATTCGGCGTGGCCAGCATCTTGAGCGCGCAGTATGCCGGATCTGCCAGCGGCTCCTCTGTTGCGGCAGCGGAGATTAACGGGAAGGTTAATCACCAGCAAGCGGCCGGAGCGCCGGGCACTTCCTACAATTGCACGCTTGGCAAGGATCTCTATACCAACACATCCAACGGTGATCTGTACAAATGTACGGTAACCGGTACTCCGGGCACCTGGGCACTTATCACCGGAGGCGGCGGCGGCACTCCAGGCGGTTCCACTGGGCAGATGCAGGTCAACTCCAGCGGTTCGTTCGCGGGACAAGGGTTCGCCCTCAGTGGCGGTGGATCGGCGGTGTGGCAGCGCGCGACGGAATGCG